TGTTAAAACGAGATATGGACATTTCAATTAAAGATTTATTTGACCAAGCCAAAGAAATGGAGAAGGAGCAGATAATTGAGGCTTATTGTAATGGAGATGATAATATATCTGCAAAACAATACTACAATGAAACATATAAAAACACGGAACAATGATAGAACTAATAAAACAAATAATCGAACAAGACGGACTTGCAAAGAAAAACCGAAAACGTGAAATTGTACACCGAAGAATTTATCTGTTTAGAAAACTTCGTGAAGACGGTTACACACTTAAAAGAATTGGCGGGTTGTTTAATATGAACCACGCAACAATATTGCACGGTTTAAAAACATACCAAGACTTAACGGATGTTAACGACAACCAATTAAGAATAGACACGGAGTATTACAAACTACTTTTGAATTTACAAGCTCCAGAAACAGTTGAATACAATTTACGAAATGAAATAAAAGAAGCAAAGAATTTAACTGATTTAAGATTAATACAATCGAGAATTAAAAATAATTTTTATTAATTCGTTTTTATATTGAAATAATTGTTATATTTGTGAACGGATTGGCTCGACACCATAAGTCCAAGAAGGAAATTATTAGCCTTGTATTGAAGCAGAAGTCGAGTCCTGCGGAGATATGGGGCTTTTTTATTTACTAAAAATTAAGATTATGGAAGAAATTTGGAAGGATGTTGTAGGTTATGAAGGAAGGTATTTAATATCAAATACAGGAAGATTAAAATCTATTATAAAAAATAAAGAAAATTTAATAATAGGAAGTTTAAGTGTTAAAGGATATTTGCAATATACATTAAATTGGAAATTAAAAAACAAACGTAATACTTATCGAGCGCATCAAATTGTAGCAATAGCATTTTTAGGACATAAACCTGACGGAATGAATTTTGTAGTTGACCACATTAATGATAATAAATTAGATAATAGAGTTGAAAACTTACAAATAGTAACACATAGATTTAATTGTCGTAAAACACAAGGTCGTTATTCAAGTCAATACAAAGGTATTTATTGGGATAAAAATGCTAAAAAATGGCGGTCGAGTATTATAATAAATGGAAAACCAAAACATTTAGGTTTATTTATTGATGAATACGAAGCACATTTAACATATCAAAACGCATTAAAAAATATTGAGTTATGAGTGGTTGGATAAAAATACATAGACAAATTATAGATTGGGAATGGTTTACTGATACAACTACTTTTCGTGTTTTTTTACAATTGCTACTAAAGGCAAACCACAAAGAAAAAAAATATAGGGGTATGGTTTTAAAGGTTGGAACTATAATAACGTCAAGGGATATTTTAGCATTTGAAACAAGTTTAAGCGTACAGCAAGTAAGAACAGCTTTAGACAAATTAAAATCAACCAACGAAATAACCATCAAAACAAGTTCACAAGGTACTATAATTGAAGTAGTTAACTATGCTAAATATCAAATTGTAACCAACGAAGTAACCAATAAACAACCAACAAGTAACCAACAAGTAACCACTAACAATAATGATAAGAAAGAAAAGAATGAAAAGGAAGTGATTTTGGATAGTTGGATTGAATACAGGAAGTCAGCAAAAAAGACTTTAACACAACAAAGCATAAAATCTATTTTAGTTAAAATGGAAAATTATACAAATGAACAATGTAAGTTTGTAATAAACAAATCAATCGAACAAGGTTGGCAAGGTTTGTTTTGGGACAACATACAAACAATACAAGAAGTTAACGAACCTAAAAAATGGAAAGCACCGTGGAGTTAAATGGATATAAAATAACCGAAGCAGGAGACGTAATTACTCAACTATTTAAGTATAGAGACAATTACAATAATAAAGGCAAATATTTAGGATTTAAAAGTTTGCACGAACATTATTCTATGAGTTTAGGAAATTGTACGGATTGGACAGGTTTTCCGATGAGTGGTAAAACGCAAGTATTAATGGAATGTTTAATGAACACTTCGAAATTTTATGGTTGGAAGCATTTAGTTTACTTTCCGGATGTTGGTTCTAACGTTGAAATAATTGCTGATTTAATACATAAGAAAACAGGAAAGAGTTTTAACCCTTTAGATAGAAACACGATTGAAGACAAAGAAATAACACAAGCTATTGATTGGGTTTTAGAACATTTTAAAGTATTAACTAAAAAAGATGTTAAGGCAAAACTTACACCAATTCAATTTTGGGATATGGCTGTTGAACTAAAAAAACACGATGAATTACACACAGCTTCAATTGATAGTTGGAAGGATTTAAACCATCCTTATAGCGACTACGGCGGTTACGCACAATATTTAGAATATGTTTTACCGTATAGAAATCAAATAGCTGAAGACAACGATTTACATTTGCATACAATTATACATCCTAAACTAACTGAAAAAGAAAACGGAAAAAGAAACGCACCTGTTCCATATGATTTAAAAGGCGGTAGCGAATGGTTCAATAGTGGTAAATGTATGATAACAGTACACAGGCAAGACCCTACATTTAATTTAGCTGAAATACACTTTAATAAAATTAAACCACGAAGCAACGGAAATATTGGAATGATAGAAATTTGGTTTGATAAAGAAAAATTGAGTTACTTTGAACAATCTAATCCAGCACCGAATGTTTATGAAAAAGCATTTGCTTGTAAACAAATAATATAAAAAACTAAAAAAATGGAACTTGAATTATTAAGTAGCAGAATAAATCTTAATCACACTTGTTTAAAATTACAAGTAAGCATTGAAGACATAAAAACAAAGCATCCGAATAGAACAGACTTAATTAGTTCAATGGAGCAAAGTTTACACGAAATAAAAAAAGCAATGGTTGTTTATGGTACTTTAGAAAAAGAGTTTAGAGCAGCACGACAAATGAACTTTAATTTAGAGCGATTAAATTTGGAACAAAAACAAGAATTACAAAACTTTAAAAGACAAATTGAATTAAACAATATGGAATTATGAACGTAGTATCTTTATTTAACGGAATGAACACAGGAAGACAAGCACTTGAAAACGTAGGTATAAAAGTAGATAAATATTATTCAAGTGAAATCAAACCTTATGCAATAGAATTAACGCAACATCATTTTCCTGACACAATACAAGTTGGCGATGTTACAAAATGGAAGGAATGGAACATTGATTGGCAAAGCATTGATTTAATTTTAAGTGGTTCACCTTGTCAAGACTTATCGGCAGCAGGAAAACGTGCAGGAATTAACGGAAGTAAGTCAAGTTTGTTTTTCGTGTTTGTAGAAATTTTAAACCATATAAAAACTTTAAACCCAAACGTTTTATTTTTACAGGAAAATGTTGGTTCAGCTTCAAAATTAGACGTTGGAATTATGAGCCGTGCTTTAGGAGTTTATCCAGTTCGTATAAATTCTAAATTAGTAACTGCACAACTGCGAGACCGCTACTATTGGAGCAACATAAAAACGAAAGAAACTATGTTTGATATTGTAACTGATATACCACAGCCAAAAGATAGAGGGATAATGTTTAAAGATATTATTACAGGCGGTCGTGTTGAACGAGTAAAAGCACTTGCTTTATTAGAAAGTGAAAGTAGCGTAGTTACGAACCAAGAAAGCATTAAAAAACGAGCAAGTCGAGAATTTATAAATATGATTTACGTTGATACTGATAAACACACTTGTTTAAATACAGGAAGTGGTGCAACTGAAAAAGCAAATCAAAGATATTTAAAACACAGAAACGAAACAACAGGAATGCTTACATTAATACAAGAAAACGAAATAGTTAGAACAGTAAACAAAATTGAAATGTGCCGTTTACAAGGTTTTCCTGATAATTATTGCGATATTTTAACAACAGCAAAAGCAGGAAGTTTACTTGGTGATGGTTGGACATTACCAATAATAGAACACATATTTAATTTTATAGAACGATGAAAAACACGAAGAAATGTTTTAACTGCAAAGAAGAATTTACACCGTTCAACACCTTACAAAAGTTTTGTTTAAAAAACGAATGTATAAAAGCAATGGTTGAAGTTCAGAAATTAAAGGAATGGAACAAGAAAAAAAAACGAATGGTTGAAGACTTAAAAACAGCAAACGACTATTTAAAAATTGCGCAACAGGTGTTTAATAAATTTATTCGTGATCGTGACGCTGGACTAAATTGTATATCGTGCAACAAACCTTGTAAAAAAGAAAATGCAGGACACTACTATTCACAAGGCGGACATTCAGCGGTAAGGTTTGACGAAGACAACGTACACTTACAATGCGAAGCTTGTAACACTTATTTAAGCGGTAACCTGTTAAACTATCAAATAGGCATAAAAGAACGAATAGGAGCGCAAAGATTAATGGATCTTCAGGGCAAAGCACACGAAACAAAAAAATGGTCAAAAGACGAACTAAAACAAATAATAGAAATTTATAAAAATAAATTAAAAAAATAGTTGTTTATTAAAAAACTTTATTTATATTTGCATATATTATTAACTTAAACTAATTAACTATGAAACATTTATTTAAAGCACTCGCAGACTTTCAGCAAGAAGTTCCTGTAATTCACAAAGCAACGCAAGGGTATGGCTATACTTACGCAGACTTACCAAAAATTTTAGAAGTAATTAACCCACTACTAAAAAAACACGGATTAGGGTTTACGCAATTAATTAACGGAACACAAATAGCAACCTGTTTATTTCATATTGAAAGCGCAGAAAGTATTGAAAGCAAAATTGATATTCCACAGGGAGTAATTTTAAAAGGTATGAATGAGTTTCAAGTTTTAGGAAGTGCAATTACTTATTTAAGACGTTACGCTTTAAGTTCGATGCTTGGTTTAGTTACGGACAAAGATACTGACGCTTCTGGAGAACAAGTAAAACAAGAACCAAAAAAACCAACCATTGACAACGCACGTTTTCAAAAAGCTATTGATGCAATAAGCAAAGGAGAATATACGGTTGAAGAACTAACAACAAAGTTTAGTTTAACTGAAGCACAAACTAAAATATTGAAAGTATGAAAATACGTTGTTCAGCATTGGGGCGGTTAATGACCGCTCCACGCAACAAGTCCGAAGTATTAAGTCAAACGGCAAAGAGTTACATCCAAGAACTTGTTTTAGAACACAAGTACGGCATTAAAAAAGAATTTAGTTCACGTTACACGGACAAGGGTTTACAGTGCGAAGACGAAGCAATTAGTTTGGTAAACGATGTTTTGGGTTTAGGGTTTATTTTTAAGAACGAAGAACATTTTCAAAATGAATGGATAACAGGAACACCAGACGTAAACACGAATGAAATTTTACTTGATATTAAGTGTAGTTACGAAGCTCACACGTTTCCGTTCTTTGACGATGAAATACCGACACCTGCGTACTTTTTTCAGCTTCAAGGTTATATTTGGCTTACGAATAAAACCGAAGCGTTACTGTGTTATTGTTTGGTAAACACACCTTTAGAAATAGTTGAAGACGAAATACGCAGGGAGCACTGGAAACAATTTAAAATTGACGAAGACGCAGAAATTCGAGAGTACGTAGAAAAAAAACATAACTTCGACCATTTACCCAAAAACACGAAAGTAAAAGTTTTTAAAATAGAACGTGATGAAACAATAATTTGGGAAATACAAAACAAAGTAGAACAAGCAAGAATTTATTTTAACAATTTAATAGAAACAATATGAAAGAAAAAACAATAGCAATTATTATTTGGATAGCAATTTATGGTTTTGCTGCCGTTGGTATTTACAATTTATTTAATTGGTTGATATGAACATACAAATACAAGACAAAAACGTTTTAAACGTAATGGCACGTTTTAAAGAACGTTCGGAAGTAGGAATAAAGAAATACCAAACAACGTTAGAACGAACCGATTTAACAACGTTAGAATGGCTACAACACGCACAAGAAGAAGCGATGGACTTTGTTCTTTACTTGGAACGACTAAAACACGAATATAAAACTAAAAGCAAATGAAAACACAAGAACAAATTGTAAACGGTCAAGATAGTACGTCTTTTTGGCGTTTATATTGGGAAACAACTTTACCAAATTCAGTAACCGTTGAGCAATGGTTAGAAGTACAAGAATACATTGATAGTAAAACATTAGAATTTATAACAGAAACAAATAAAAACAAATAAAAATGGAAACAAGAATTAACACAGGTGCAATTTTTAAGAACGACAACAAAAAAGCGGACAACCATCCAGACTACAAAGGCAAGGTAAACGTAAACGGTAAGGAAATGGAAGTAGCGTTATGGATGAAGACTTCAGCAAAAGGAGTTAAATTTTTTAGTGTAAGTTTTAGTGAGCCATTTGTAAAAGGTGAGCCACAAATTCAAAGAAATGAGCCACAAATTAACGGAACTTTAAAACAACCAAGTTATGTTAATTTAGATGAAAAAGACGATTTACCATTTTGATATGTACATACAAGACGAGCAGTTACGAATTGAAGTAAAGAAACTTTTAAGGTTTAAAACACGAAACAGCATAGTTAAAAAGATACAGGAAGAAGGAAGTAAATTTCACTTTTTCCAGCTTACAAACTTTTTAGAAGGTAAAGACGTTTCACTTTCAACACTTAAAAAAATAGATTGCTTCGTAAATAAATAACAGTCGTATAGACGCAGTTTTAATTGCGTTTATACTTTGTTAAAATACAGGCGCAGACTTAATTGTTTGCGCTTTTTTTTGTTCTACACAAATTAATGTTAATAAATATATTTGGTTATTGTTGAAAAATTAATCATACATTTGCTTAATATCTAAACAATGAAAATTTGGAATGGTTAACAAAGGTTGCAAAACACCATAACGAATGGGTTAAAATGGTTAACCAATTTGGCGAATACTTCTTTGCTGAAGACATAGTGCAGGAAACTTACATTATGTTAATGAAATGGAGTAGCGAAGAAAAACTATTCAAAGACGGAAACATAAGCAAAGGATATATGTGGTTAGCTTTAAAAAACACTTTCCTTCAGCACGTGAACAAAAACAACAAAATCAAATTTATACCTTTAGAAGACGTTTACAATTTAGCAGAAGAAAACAACACAGAAGAAAACGAAGCTTACAACGATTTGTTAAATAATGTAGATTTAGAATGTGAAAGTTGGCACTGGTACGATAAACAATTATTTGAGCTTTACAAAAACACGAATAAAAGTTTAAGACAAATAAGTGCAGAGACTAACATAAGTGTAACAAGTATATTTAACACGGTTAAAACTTGTAAAAAACGAATTAAAAATAACGTAGGAGAAGACTACGAAGATTTTATAAACCAAGATTACGAACTAATAAAAAAGAAAAAATGAAAAACGAAAGTAAAGGATTAGGCGACACAGTAGCGAAAATTACAAAAGCAACAGGAATTGATAAACTTGTTAAATTTGTAGCAGGTGAAGACTGCGGATGCGATGAACGAAAAGAAAAGTTAAATAAACTATTTCCGTATGCAAAACCGAAGTGTTTAACAGAAGATGAGTTTAACACGTTAGACGCTTATTTTAAGCAAAACACGAACACACTAACAAGCGATGAACAAAACAGTTTAATAGCAATTAACAACCGAGTATTAAACCAAAATTTAACGTTTAGTACCTGTTCAAGTTGTTTACGTGATTTAGTAAGTAAGTTAAGAATAATTCACGCAGAATACACACCAGAACAAACAGAAGAAACAACTACTGAAAATGCAGAAGGTTAAAATTAACGCAATAAAGACGAACCCAAAAAACCCACGTTTAATTAAAGACGACAAGTTTAAAAAGTTAGTTAAATCAATACAGGAGTTTCCACAAATGTTGGAACTACGACCAATAGTTGTAGATGAAAACAATATAATACTTGGTGGAAATATGCGTTACAAAGCGTGTATTGAAGCAGGGTTAAAAGAAATATATATTTTAAAAGCTGAAGACTTAACCGAGCAACAAAAAGACGAATTCATAGTTAAAGACAACGTAGGTTTTGGAGAATGGGATTGGGATATTTTAGCGAATGAATGGGACACCGACAAATTAACGGATTGGGGTTTAGACTTGCCGTTAGATGTTAGCGTTGAAGAATTAGAAGCTGAAGAAGACGATTACGAAATACCAAACGAAATAAACACGGACATAGTATTAGGGGATTTATTCGAAATAGGCGAACATCGTTTACTTTGTGGGGACAGTACGCAAGTTGACACTTGGCAAAAAGTAATGGATGACAAACTTTGCGATATGGTTATGACAGACCCGCCTTACAATATAGATTACGAAGGTAAAACAAAGGATGCTTTAACGATACAAAATGATAATATGACTAACGATAGTTTTTATCAATTTTTATACGACTTTTATACGGCATTAGGAAGTTACACAAAAAAGGGCGGGGCTTGGTATGTTTTCCACGCATCAACGGAAACCGTAAACTTTTCAACCGCAATGGTTAATTCAGGACTTTTATTAAAACAACAGCTTATTTGGGTTAAAAATTCAATGGTAATGGGAAGACAAGATTACCAATGGAAACACGAACCTTGCTTATACGGATGGAAGGAAGGAGCAGCGCATTATTTTACAAGTGAAAGGACACACACAACAGTTATAGAAGATACTATAAATGTAAACAAATTAACAAAAGACGAAATGAAAAAAATGCTAACTGAAATGTTAAGCGATAAAACAAAGTCAACAATAATACACTGCGACAAACCACACCGAAGCGCAGAACACCCAACAATGAAACCAATACTTTTATTAGCTCCATTAATTCAAAACAGTTCCAAAGAAAACGAAATTGTTGCGGACGGCTTTTTAGGTTCTGGAAGTACAATGGTAGCTTCACACCAACTTAAACGCAAATGCTATGGTATAGAGTTAGACCCAAAATATTGCCAAGTGATAATAGACCGAATGAAAAAATTAGACCCGAGTTTAGAAATTAAACGCAACGGAATTACAATGTAAAAACAGAGTTATGGAAGGAAAAAACGGAGGTACATTAAAACCATTTGAAGAAGGCAAAAGCGGAAACCCAAACGGAAGACCAAAAGGAAGTAGAAACCGAAGCACGATAGCACGTCTTTGGTTAGAAACAACACAAAAGGCAAAGAACCCAATAACAGGCGTTGAAGAAACTTTAAGCCAAGAAGACTTGGGAACTTTGGCAATGGTTAAAAAGATGCGTGACGGCGATGTTTCAGCATACAAAGCACTTATGGATAGTGGCTACGGTGCACCTGTTCAACAAATAGAACAAACAAATATTGAACAACCTTTATTTCCAGATGTTAATACGGACGACTGCAATAACTAAGATTGCAAAGTTAGACAAGCGAATAAAAATAATTCAAGGCGGTACTTCAGCGGGTAAGACTTTTGGCGTTTTACCTTTGCTTATTGACATAGCAACAAAGCACAAAAATATAGAAATTAGTATTGTAGCTGAAAGCATACCGCATTTAAGACGGGGAGCGTTAAAAGATTTTGTTAAAATAATGCGTTGGAGTAACCGTTTTTTTGAAGGTAGATTTAACAAAAGTTTATTGCGTTACGATTTTCAAAACGGTTCTTACATTGAATTTTTTAGTGCAGACGATAGTAGTAAATTAAGGGGTGCAAGACGTGATATTTTATACATAAACGAATGTAATAACGTAAGCTTTGAAAGTTACAACGAACTTGCAATAAGAACAAAAAGACGAATATACCTTGACTTTAACCCAGCGAATGAATTTTGGGTACATACAGAACTAAAAGACGAACCCGACACGGACTTTTTAATTTTAACGTACAAGGACAACGAAGCGTTAGATGAACGAATAGTAAAGGAAATAGAAAAGAACCGCTTAAAAGCCACGACAAGCAGTTATTGGGCTAATTGGTGGCGTGTATATGGCGAAGGACTTGTTGGAATGTTAGAAGGAGTTATATTTACCAACTACAAAATAATTGACACAATACCGCCTGAAGCAAAGTTACTCGGTTACGGTTTAGACTTCGGATATTCAAACGACCCGACAAGCATAATAGAAGTTTACAATTACAACGGGCAAAGAATACTCAACGAAATATGTTATCAAACAAGTTTATTAAATAACGACATAGCGAAGAAACTACAAAAACACGTAATAGCATACGCAGATAGTTCAGAGCCTAAAAGCATTGAAGAAATACGAAGAACAGGGCAACAAATAAAAGGAGTAACAAAGGGGCAGGATAGTATAAACTTTGGAATACAAATAATGCAAACACAAAACTATTTAGTTACGTCACAAAGCACAAACTTAATTAAAGAGTTAAGGGCTTACTGTTGGGATGCTGACAAGTCTGGCAAAACATTAAACAAACCACAAGGCAAAAACGACCACGCAATAGACGCTGTACGTTACCACGAAATGGAAACGTTAGGATTAAACAATACACACGGACAATATTTTATACGATGAACGATTTAGAAGTAATGATGCAATGCGTACAGATTTACATATACCAAAAAAAAGGTGTAAAGATTCGTATTTATTTAAGAGATATTAGAGATATTAATATGCTAAAACAAGCATACGATTACATACAAAAAAACGAACACAACAAAAACACGAATAATTAATTATTAAGATATGAAGTTAGAGATAAACGTTCCAACAAGTTTAAACGAAATTCCATTAAAAAGCTACCAAGAATTTTTAAAGGTTCAGCAAGGAAGCAATGACGAAGAATTTATTGCTCAAAAAATGGTGCAAATATTTTGCGGTATTGAATTAAAGGATATTGTAAAAATGAAGCTAACAAGTTTAAACGAATTAATAACACACTTTACAAAGTTGTTCAGCGAAAAACCGAAGTTTCAACCAACGTTTAAAATAGGCACACAAGAATTTGGGTTTATTACAAACCTTGAAGAAATAAGTTTTGGCGAATACGTAGACCTTGAGAATAACTTGCAAAAATGGGAAGACTATCACAAAGCAATGGCTGTAATGTATCGACCAATCAAAATGAAGTTCAAAGATAAATACGAAATAGTAGACTACAAACCAATGGAAGAAATGCAAGAACTAATGAAGTTCACACCTTCAGATATAGCGATAAGTTCAAGTATTTTTTTTTGGAATTTAGGAAGCGAATTATTGAAAGCTACGCTTACTTATTTGGAACGGCAGATAAAGACGAACAGGAAGATGCAAACGAGTTTAGCGAACAAGCTCAATTTGGAAAACAATGGGGTTGGTATCAATCAATTTATGCACTCGCTGGAGGAGACATTACAAGATTTGACACAGTTACCGGCTATGGACTTACTATGTGTCTCACCTATCTCACCTTCGAAAAACAAAAGCAAGAAATTGAACAAAGACAATTAAACAAACTACGCAAATGACAGGTTATTACAACTTATTAGACAAACTTAAAACACACTTCGACGCAGACGTTATTGTAAACACGGTAACACAAGGAGACATTTTTAAAGTAGATTTAAGCAAACAAACTATATTTCCTTTATTACATATAATGGTTAACAACTGCACGTTAGACGAACGCACAACAACTTGGAATATTAGTTTAATAGCAATGGATGTTGTTGACTTGTCAAAGAGCGCAACAACCGATTTATTTTTAGGTAACGACAACGAAGTAGATGTATTGAATACACAACAGGCGGTATTAAACAGGGCATACGAAATAATAAAACACGGAAGTTTAGCATACGACTTATTTATGGTTGAAGGCACAGCAAATTTAGAACCATTTACTGAAAGGTTCGAGAATTATATGGCAGGTTGGACGATGACTTTTG